ACGCAGAAACTCAATTGCCTGAGTGCCTGTCACCTTGCGAGTGATGAGGTCGTCCAGCAGCTCGAAGGTTCCGTCATCGAAGTCACAACCCACATGCTCGCCAATTGTGTCTGGGCGCTTGCGAATGCCGTAGGTCTTGAACGGGTTGTAGGCGTACTCAAGAACCTTCTTGAGCAAATCGTCGTCGCGGTTGGCTGTCAGCAGAGCGATCTTGTCGTTCTTGCTGGAAGTCGCCGCGACCTGTTCGATCAGGTTGAAGACTTCCAGCGAGTTCATTGCGCTGCGCTTCCGTTGCCAGGCAGACGCTCGGGGTGCATCCAGTCAGGCTGGTCGGCTTTCTCAGCATCGACCTTGGCCTTCTCAGCTTCCACCTCGGTGTAGACCTTGGCCAAGTACGAACGCATCTTGTCCGTACCGTCCGCAAGCTGCTTCTGGGCGTCATCGTGGCTGATGCCCTTGTAGACAGCGACCGTAGCCATTGCGCCGGCAATCGAGATCATCATCGCGGTGGTGGCAACCTCGTAAGGAATGCCTTGTTGAGCCATGCCGCCGAGCGTGTTGCGAATCTGCATCAGGGCGTCATTGAGTTGGTACTGTTGCAGCTTTTCAGCGGCTGCGGCTTGAGCTTGATCCATTTGATTTCTCCTGGGTTGATTGTTTAGTTGGCTTGGGCTTGCGCATCTTTGCGCTGTTGCAGGCGAACGTAGATTTCGTCCACGTACTCTTGCATGCCGAGAATTGAAGCGGCCATCGCTTCTTTCGCTTCTGCGGCAGTGCGACCGTTCTCGAACGAGGCGACTGCAAGCATTTGCACGAACGAAGTCAGGTTGGCGGTAACGACAGCGCCGACAGGGACGCGCTCGGTAATGTCCTCAACGAACTTTCCAAACTCCACCATTGCGTCGGCGATGTACGCCTGCATCATTGCGGTGATCTCTGGCGACATAGATTCCGATGCTTGTTGTTCACTCATGACTTACTCCTTATTGCGTTTTGTTGAGGTGAAGAAGAGCCTTCTCCAAAAGGGTCATACCCTGATTTGAAGGCGGTGCTGACTTAGCCGGAGCTTCAGGCTTCGGTTGCTCAGGCGGTGCGACGTTCGCTTCACGAATGGCCGCATTGATTGCTGCCGCATAACCGTCTTCTTCAGTGTTTGATTTTACCGTCGAAGTGATTGCCGGTTTCACGGGTTGATTGTTTTTCTTGATCTCGCCGGTACTGACTGTTGCAGGCTTTGCCGGCGTAGGGCGCGTCACACGGAATTGCGTGTTTTGCGTGGCGAAAAACTTATCCATCTCCTCGCGCAGCAGTGCGCGATCAACGAAGTACAGCGCCTTACCAGCCGCACGTTCTTCAGCGCGCATAACCAGTGCGGGGCATTCCTTGTTCCGAATCGCTTGCTCACATTGAGGCGCGGACTTGATCTCGCTGTCGCGCTCGTATGCAGCGATCTTGTGCAGACACACGCAGTAGCCAGGCGAGTAGCCGGCGACGCGGCAAGCCACCGTATGCGTGTTGATTCCACCCATTGATTGCTCGGGTGGGTACTCAGGTTGCCGAGCGAGAACCGCCCTTGTGATTTCGTCGTTCATAGAAACTCCTACCATGTTCCCCATTCGGGGCGTTCAATCAAAAACTCTTTATGCCGTTTGACTTCATTCAGCACTGAGAGAAGTGTAGCGCGTGAATTGCGGAGTTTTTCAGCTTCCTGATACTTCGCCAACTGCTGAATAGCGATCTTCCCAATCTCGATAGCTTCCCGAGATTCGCCGAGTAAACCGCCTGCGATCTCATCGAGCCAAATGCCAGTAAGCTCCAAGCCTCGAATCTTAGTATCTTGGCTCACCAGCTACCCCACTCTTCACCGCGCTCGGGTTCAGGCATCGGCTCCTCCACAACAACGTCATCCTCCTCGACCGAGATAGCTTCCACTTCTTCAATCAGAAGGCCACTTGCGATGGCGTTTGCGTAATCGCTTCGGTAGTGGTTGCGAAGCTGGCGAGAAAGTTCGTCATTGCCGAGCGAGTCGGTAGAGAGTCCATGCAGCCCAGAGTTCTTGGACGCAATTGCATATCCCCTACCCTCTTTCGAGCGAATGATTTTCTCAGCTTCTTGCTGCGCCTTACGTTGAGTTGGGTATGCGTCGATTTTCACCTCACCACTTTTACCCATTGCACCCCATCGTTTAGCGACGACGAACTTCTTGGCATCCACGTTGTAGAACTGGATCACCTCGTAGAACTTTGTGCCGCCCTCATGCGCTAAATATCGCGGCTCTATATGAATTGTCATTTACACCTCTTGTTTTCTCAATTGCGAGAATCATAGTTTTCACATGACGGGCTAACCAGTCTGGCTATGAATTACCCCTGATGCTTGAGCTTCAGTTTTGCTGCTGTTGCTGCGTTCACCGTCTCTGCTTTCCAATAGGCATTGCGAACAACGCTTGCAGGCACTTCGTTAGGGTCTTTGTCCTTTGGAAGAATGGCAACCCGTGCGATCAGTCCGATCTTGCGAACTTCGAGCGCCGCATCCACAGCATCGCGGATTGCGCGGTCTTCACCATCCCACATGAACGTAACCATCTTCAGGCCGTGTTCTTTGAGGCGCATGAGTTTGGCGAGCTGGCTCTCATCATCGCCACTAGACAAATGCTTGCCGAACGAGCCGACAGGCACGACCTTGCGCAAGTGCATGTCCTGATCGAAAGCGATCTTCGTGGCCGCCACGTCGAACACGCCCTCGTTGATGACGATGGACTCGGCACCAATGGCGTTCTGACCGTTAAACAGAAACGCTCCCGTACTCGCGTAGCCAGGCGGGAACAAATACTTCTTCGGTGATTCGCCGGTAATATCGCGGCCTTGAAAGCTCACGAGATTGCCGTCCATATCGAAGATCGGAATGATGATGCGGTGGGCGTAGCTCTGGAATCGCTTCTCGCCTTGATCTTCATACGCAAAACCGCCCTTCACGCACAGGCGCAGGTGAAAGTACTTTGCAATTCCGGCGTCGATGCCGCGATTTTCCAAGTACTTCACGTTGCGTCCGTTGTGAGGAAGCTCTACCGACTGAGGCAGCTTCAGCTCGCCCTGCATTTTCACAGGTGCGGTATCGCGGTTTGGAGGACGCCAGCCCTGCTCGGCCGCAACGTGCTTGACATGATCCACAACGTCTCGCGTGGACACATCGCCAAGCACGGCACGAATGAAGCTCCAGCGGTTGTACTTCTTCTCGCAGTCGCCTGCGAAGCAGTTGCCCAAGCCGCTGTCGGCGTTCAGGTAAACCTTCCAGTTGCTGTTGCCGCAAACCGGACATTCCTTGACGTTCAGTTGAAGTCCGCGAGAGCCGCGAGCCTTCTTGTAGTCAAGGCCCTGGCGATCAAGCCAGGCCTCCATGTCGATCTGCTCAAGCGCCTCTTGAAGCTCCTCGTTGCCGGCGCTCACTTCGCAAGCTCCTTCTGGATGAGTGCCCAAGCGATTGTTGCGTCTTGAACAGCCTGAGAGTAGTTGAATCGCTCTGTCGCTACGGCTCTTGCGCGAGCCAAGACGAATGCCTTAATAAACTCGGCCTTGTGCATCACTCGACCCTCAGAATTGATTCCATGAACTTCATCTTGGACAAGTCCTGCTTGATGAAGATCGTGAAGCCTGATTCTTGGTTACGAGACGCTGCGAAGTACAGTCGAGCTTCGCCTTTAGCGCGTTCTTCATCGGTGACGTTGATGGAGATCATCAGGTCAACCGTCCGCACCTTGTTGAAGTCTTCTGCAACGTGTTCGGCCTTCGCCACCGTTGACTTGTAGCCCTCGCGGTTTGTCTGTGTAGCGGTAAGCATCGCCACGTCTTCTTCGAACGCAATGGCTCGAAGGTCAACGTAGACGCTCTTGGAGTTCTCGATGGGGTCGTTGTAGCGGAAGTTCGGCGCCATAATGTCGGCGTAATCCACCACCACCAAGTCGAACTTCTGACCCATTGCCGAATACCGCTTGAGCAGTCGGCGCAGCATGTTCGGAGTGAACGTGCCAGATGGGTACTCGTGAATCTTCAGCTTGCCGGCTTTGGCACCGAGAGCTTCGACTTTCGACTTCACATCATGGATGTGCTTCTCAAGCTCCTTGATCATCGTGTCCGACATGGAGGCGTCGAGACGTTGAGCAATGATGTCCGCAGACACCTCAAGGGTGACGTAGAGGACGTTGAAGCCTTTGAGCGATGCGGCCTTCGCAAAGCCAATCAGCGCGGTCGTTTTGCCGGACTTCGCACCACCCATGATGGACACGAGTTCGCGTCTGCCCCAACCCTTGTGGAACAGAATCTCGTCCATCTTCAGGTTGCCGGTAGTGATGCCTCGCGGTGGACGAGCACCCGAAGCAGCGTCGATGCGGTTGTTTGTCCGGTCTTCGATCTTTTGGTAGTAGTCGTAAGCCGTGCCATCCTCGTTGATGCCGATCTGGATAGCGGCCTTGATCTCCTCTTCGATCTTGTCGAACTTCTTCTTCTCGATCAGATCGACGGACTTCAGCACAGCCAGGCTCACAGCCTGGTGGCGTGCGAACTCGACAACCTTGTCCTCGACGTACTCGCGGTCGCCAGGGCCGATCTCGCCAATGCGCTTTGCAGCCAATACGACGAGCTTTGCCGAATCTTTGCGGATGATGCCGGAGCCGATCTCATCGCGGATTCGCTGATTGAGAACTGCTCTGCCAGGAGATTCGCCGTAGCGTTTGAAGTGGTTCAGCGCCAGATTGACAAGGCTTGCTTCACCAACTTCTTCGAAAAATTCAGGCTTGAGAACATGCGATGTGCGGCGCATGAACTCTGTATCGCTCACGGCGAGTGCGGCGATACGGGTCTGGAACTGATCGTCAAAGGGAAATTTGGCAACGTCGTCGGACTCAGTTGTCGGCTCTGCGGTGGGCGCTTCGAGTTTTGCTTCGAAAGCTGCGCCGACCATGCTTGCAACGGAGTCTTCGGCTGCCGTGAGTGCAGCGTCAACCATCTGACTTAGGCTTCTGTGCCGGCTTCAGTTTTGGTTGCTGCGATGCCAGGCGTGTAAAAGAGCGTGATGGCGTGCTTGAAGATCACGTAGACCTGATAGCCGCCCTCTTGCTTATCGACCTTGAGGGAAATCGTGTACTTGTCAGAATGCTTGACAGAGCCAGTGAGCGACGAACCGTCAACCATCTCCACAATCACGGACGCGCCAGAACCTTCGAGCGCCTTCAAGAAGGCTTCGTGACCCTTTGGAGTCTGAGGTTTGGCGGCGGGACGCTTTGCGGCGAAACGAGGGGTGTTATCGCGGGCGGAAGCGTGGTCTGATGGGAACATATTGTTCTCTCCTTTTTGGTTGTTTGAAAATCGAAAACTTGAATTGTGATTATAGTCACGAATGACTTATGCAGCGAGTGAAAGAGACACCGCCTCTTCTACTACCCGCTCACCAAATTCCTGAAGCGCAGCCTCAATGCGAACTGCATCTTCCAAGTAGAGCGCCGAGTTCAGGGCGTACCGTGGTTGCGCTCGTTGCTTAATGGCGTCAAGCACGTATCGCTCGTAAGCCAATTGGTCACTATGTCCAAAGAAATTGCATACCTTGTACCGACGATCCTTGCAGAACTGGATGCGTGAGCCGCACTCCTCTTCCCATGCAAGCATGATGTCCGAAACCATATCGGGGTTCGTAGTCAGCTGGCTTGGGCGAGGCGGCTGACGCCAGCCATTCGCAATGCACCAGTCCATAGCCTTGCGAAGATAGAAGTCGTATCGGATGCCGAGCTTGTCGATGCCCTGGCGCAGACGCCAGAAGGCCAGCTTCTCTTTGGTGTCGAGGAAGCTCATGCCTTTGAAGCCCTTGTGGTACAGACCCATCTGCGAGTCCTTCATGATCGAGATCGCCGTGCCATATGCTTTCGCGTAGCACGAGGCCAGATAGAAGGTCGCCTTGGTTGGGTGCATGCGGCGGTAGTCGAACCACTTTGTCCTCATCAGCTCTGCCTCTTTTTTCAGCAGATTGGCAGGAATGTGCTGGATCGCCAGCGTTTCCGCATGCAGGAAGCTCAGGTCATGTCCGTAGAAGTACCCAAGCCAGTCTGCTGGCGTGGGTTCCTTGTTGTAGTTCGTCATC